TTTCGCCTTTGGCTTTTAGCCTTCAGGCGTTTAGATGGAATTCAGTCCCAGCGACTGAGACTTGGAATACAATCAGCCCAACTTTGGACTGGCTAAACGCTACAATAGTTGCATAGGAGAATAAATGGCAACGACTACTAACTACGGCTGGGAAACTCCTGACGACACAGATCTCCTCAAGTATGGCGCAGCTGCTATCCGCACTTTAGGATCATCTGCTGATACAACAGTCAAGAACCTAAGTCCGGGAACGACTGCTGGAGATATTGATTACTACACCAGCGGAACTGCTAAAGCAAGAATTGGAATTGGAACAAACGGCCAACTATTAAGAATCAATTCTAATGGCACAGCTCCTGAATGGGCTTTGGGTGTGCCTTTGCAGTTAAATGCTCAAACCGCAACCTACACAGTTGTCCTAGGGGATGCTTTTAAACTCGTCACAATGTCGGTTGCTTCTGCCAATAACTTTCAAATCCCTACCAATGCTTCGGTTGCTTTTCCAACTGGCACAGTAATCAATGTAATCCAAATCGGCGCAGGGCAGACAACAATTCAGGCTGTTACTTCAGGCACTACTACGATCTCATCAACTGGATCAACTGCCACAGCTCCTAAGTTAAGAGCGCAGTATTCGGCTGCTTCCTGCATTAAGGTTGCTACCGATACTTGGTATGTCATAGGAGATATAGCGTAATGAGTTTAATCGGGATCATTGCTAGTCAAAATTATCCGCGCAATTTTAGCGTTGATTATTTAGTTATTGCTGGTGGTGGGGGAGGTGGAGGAGCGGACGGCGCTGGTGGCGGTGGTTCCGCAGAATCATCATTAACTTTATCATCTAACACAAATTACACAGTAACTATCGGCGCGGGTGGTGCAGGTGGGACATATAGTTCATCTACTAATGGTGAGAACTCTGTTTTTTCCACTATTACATCGACTGGTGGCGGAGGTGGAGTAACTCAAGCAACTGGTAAAGATGGTGGTTCAGGTGGTGGAACAAGTTCGCGGTTTAATGTAACGCGAACTGGTGGTAACGCAACTTCTCCAACGCAAGGTTATAAAGGTGGAGATGCTTCAACTCCTTCTGGTGGTTACGCTGGATCTGGTGGCGGAGGCGCTGGTGCTGCTGGTGCAAATGCTTCTACAGGTGAATCAACTAATGGCGGTAATGGTTTATCTTCATCGATTACAGGTAGTGCAATTACTCGCGGTGGCGGTGGTGGTGGAGTAGGTCCAAACTCTCAAGGTGGAACTGGTGGAACTGGTGGCGGTGGTAACGCTTCTAATGGAAATGTTGATGATTCTACCGCAGGTACCGCTAATACAGGTGGTGGTGGTGGTGGTAATCGCGCTTATACTGGCAGCAATGGTGGAAGCGGTGTAGTTATTTTGCGTTATCCAGACACAAAAACAATAACTATTGGCGCTGGTTTAACAGGCACAGAAAGTGCAGCCAGTGGCGGTTATAAAAGAGCTACTATTACTGCTGGCACAGGCAATGTGAGTTGGGCATAATGGCGCATTACGCATTTTTAGAAAACAATATAGTAACCGAAGTTATCGTAGGAATTGATGAAAACGAATTGATAGAAGGTCTACATCCTGAAACTTGGTATGGCAATTTCAGAGGTCAAGTTTGCAAGCGCACTTCATACAATAACAATATCCGCAAGCAATATGCAGGAGTTGGTTATACTTATGATCCTGTCGCAGATATTTTTATTGCGCCAAAACCTTATCCATCTTGGTCGCTCGATGAAAACTTTGATTGGCAAGCTCCAACGCCTAAACCTCAAGGAGATAAATGGTATTGGGATGAAAAAAGTTTAAAGTGGATTGAAATTAATGGCTAAATTATGCAAAGCTGGTCAGCAACTTCGGGAGCAAATCGATGATGATTATCCTGATCGCGATAGGCGCAGCGATGGCGTTGCGGCTGATGCTCGCCATTACGCAACAAATCCTTTTTCGGATCATATCCCGAGAAATGGAATCGTTAGAGCTTTAGATATAGACGCCAACCTCAACGCGCATCCTGAAGAAACTTATGCATTGGTCGAGAAAATTCGTAAATGTGCCAAGCGCGGTGATAAACGCATCAAATATATTATTTATGACGGAAAGATTATGAGTCCAATATTGGGCTGGAAGCGCCGCAAATACAAAGGCGCTAATCCTCACCGCTCGCATTTTCATATTAGCTTTACAACTTTGGGAGACAATGACGGCAAATGGTTCGACCTCGAAGGAGACAGAAATGAGCGACTTAAAGAAGATGGCGGAAAGTTGGGCCAAGACCTTCATCGCAACAGCCCTAGCGACTTATCTAGCAGTCGGGTGGGATGTCGATGCAATTGCAAATGCAGCTCTAGTATCAGTCTTGCCTAGCATTATTAACTGGCTTAACCCTAACTACGAACGCTACGGCCGCGTTAAGTAAATGGATGCCAATACCATCGCTGGCTTTGTCGCGTCCGTTCTCGGATCAATCGCCTTACTAATCGCTGGGCTTCGTTACATAATCAAATTGGAAAATATACCTATTGTGTCGCGCCTTGATAAAATGGAGTCTCAGTTAGAATTAGCCCTATCGAAGAAGGTGGGGGCTAATGGCAACAAGAAAGCGCGTTAAGAAGCCGGTCAAGAAAACCGCTAAATCTCGCCGAACAGTTAAAGAGCTGCCTACTAAATTGGATTTCTGGGCGATTGCTTGCAAAGAGATTTACGAAACCTGCCGTAAAAATGGGATGGATGAAGGCTTGGCTCTTGCCTTTGCTATGGATCGAAGCTCTTGGCCTGACTGGGTAATCGACCCACAAGATCCGATTCGTAAAATCGGGTGGGAAGATGGCGAGGAAGACGTCTAATTTACCTACGCGAGGTTGAACTGTTTAAGGCGCTTAAAGCCGTTTATCCGGACTTAACGCCACTATCGGCAACCGACCGAGCTGACGGCATTACCCGCGATGCGTATATCGAGATGAAGTGCCGCCGCACTCATTACCCCACACTTTTGATTGAGAAGAAGAAGTGGGATTACTTGGCCGATATAAGGGCTAGAACGGGCGCTAGGACGCTTTATATCAACTCCACCCCACAAGGGGTCTATCAGTTCGATTTAGGGGCTATAAACGAACCTGAGTGGCAATTAAAGGCCCTTCCAGATAAGACCGACTTCGTCAATAGTGGCAAGGTTGAAAAGCTTTGTGGCTTCCTCGATGTTCAACACTCCGAGCTCTTACTTGTCTAAATAGATTTAATTAAATACATTTATCCCGTAAATCCATTTAAGGGTTACAGAACGGGAGAGTAAGTGATAAATAATCCAGCAGTAATTCGATTTGATTCTACTTCTGGCGCTTGGTCTGATGGTAAGAATTACGTTAAAGGCCAAATCATTCGCAGATATGCAATTGAATCGCTAGGTAGAAAATCAGTTAGAGGGCGGTTAAGCCGCGATGAAATCTCAGCCTATTGGCTAGACCGATTCGGGGTGAACGCTGATGTCCAATAACTTTACAGCTGAACAAATCGTAATGATTTGCATTGGTTTATTTGTAGGCGCTTTATGGATTTCTGCTGCTATCGAATCGGCTAAAGCCAAAGCCTTTAATGAAGGATACAAAAGAGGACGGAGCACTATAAATGTCAGAGAGATCGTTAAGTGACTGGCTCTCGGACGCTGGTAACACCCTCGAAGACAGGGGGCTCGAATATGGTGATCCGAGATTCAATCTTCTACGCATTTACAAAATCGCGAGGCTGCTCGGTGTTCAGCTCAGAGACCCAGCTGACGTGGCGCTCATCTTTATCGCGACAAAACTCAGCAGAATGGTGGAAAGTCCAGAGCGCGAAGATTCGTATCTCGATCTCATTGGATACTCCACTATCTTGGGTTTCTGCCGATTTTCTACACCAGAAGATTGGGATGACGTTGAGTTTGACTCGCAATCATAATCAGCACCAATGGTGCGATATTTGTAAAAGTCGCTACGGACAAATGAAAGATGGCACTTGGCACTTAAAAGCCCAAACG